TTAGTACCTTTGATAGCAATACCAGTACCACGGGGTTTTTTAGATTTAGATACGCTTCCGCCTTTTTTATATTTCATCATACCACCACCCATTTTTTTAACAGGTCCACCCTTGTTATATTTTTTTGCTTTTACAGAGTTCATTTTTTCTTGTACTGACTCTGGCAACATAGAGAAACCCTTCATTGCTTCTCCGCCATCTGCCATTTTAAGACCCATGTTTTTTTTACGAGCATTCATCATGCCACCCATGTTTTTTTTAACAGGTTTAGTTTTTTCTCTAAAATCTCTTATACCTGAAACGGTATCTTCTGCTAATGTTAGGGGACCAGTCGCACTTCCAAAAATTAAATCTTTAATATTTAAATCACCCTTTATGAGTTGGTCTAAACCTTCTTTAGCTCCACCATAAAGACCAGAACCTATAATATATTTTTTAATTAGACCCATTTTAGTTTTTGGTATTTTGTTATTTGTTTTATTTTTGTCAATCTTCTCTTGTAATTTTAATATTTTTTCTTCTTTACTATCAAATAGACCCATTATTTTTCTCCTTGTTCCTTCATGTGGTCAGACATCTCCTTGGCTCGATTGGGGGTCTGCTTTGCCCACTTTGAGTCAAGCATCTGAACTGACGCTTCTGTATAATTAGGTGGACTGCACTTGAGTGCCTCCCACATCATCTTAAATTTAGAGACACCATTCCCTCCTAGTTGAAATACCATCTCCGTTATTATATTTTGTGCTTCTTCATTTGCTTCTGTTTTCTCACACATATACGCTGCAGTGTCTACTGCGTGCTGTAAATCTTTTTTAAGTATCTCCTCGAGATACTCCTTATCGTATACCTTGCCGTCTTCCCAGTGGTCCTCAACACACAAGTGTCCGTACCCCACGGTTCTCTTGCCTAGGCTGTCTAAATACACCTGGTCACGAAAACCTTCGTGCCTCTTAACAGAATCTAATAGTGATTCATTCATTACCAATAACTTCCTTTCGGTCCTGATGGTTCTTCGTATGGTGCATCCTGATGATGACTGACCATCCATCCTTTTCTTAATCTGAGTAGTGCTTGAGATAGAGAATCCACTAAGTCGTCATGCTTAGTATTTGGAAACGCTGCACACTGAGAGACTACAGCCTCAGTTGCGTCTGTATCTGGTGCCCAAATTCTTCCAGCCTCAAATAGAGGAGTTATAGAGTGAACTCTAGCTAATTTATCTAATTTCTTAGGATTGAATGGAGTAATAGGTAATCCCGTTCTCATGAGCTCTTGCACGAGGGATAATCCACTTGCTTTAGCTTCTACTAGCACCAGGTCTGGCTGGTGTTCGTTATATAAACTTATTGCTGCATTCTTGAGTTCTGGAAATGTTAACCTCTCCCTAAATGAATCTAGGAGAATAAGATTGTATCCACCCTCACCGCTGAACACACCCCACGTTGTACACGCAGAGTAATCCGAAGTCTGACTAACTGTATAGGCTGTATCCCACGACTGTAATATATAATCACACTCTGGTAAATTTTCTTTCTTCCAGTACTTCCACCACCACCTCTTGATGACGTTTCCCTCTTCGATGGATGGGGTCTGATTGTAAAGCGAGGACCACTCACGGGTTCCCACTGTTTTTTTAATTTGTTCTAGTCTCTCTATAGGGTATGCATCTTTCCACAGGGGGTCGCCCTCCTTTAAGCCAAGCATCTTCGCTGCTCTCTCATTAAGGATAGCTGGAAATTCTACAATATCCCAACCCTCGTGTCCCGTCTCTTTGAGTATCCAGCCTGCGAGGTCATCCTCGTGCCATCTAGTCTGAATAACGATAACACTACCGCCAGGCATTAATCTTGTGTATGCAGTTGAGCGATACCAATCCAAAAGGTTTTTACGCATTGCTGGGGAGTCTGCCTCCTCTCTACCCTTGATGGGGTCATCAATGAGGAGTAAGTGTGCACCTCTACCAGTGATTGCTGAGCCAGCACCCACGGCATAGTACACTCCACCCTGCTGCGTGTGGAATCTCCTTACGCTAGCGGAGTCTGTCGCCAGTTGAGTTTCTGGAAATATTTCTCCGTATCTCTTGTCTTGCAGTTGGTTTCTTACTTTACGACCAAAGTCGTCTGCTAAGTCTTGAGCGTAAGTTGAGCAGATAATATACTTGTCTGGGTTCTTCCCCATATACCATGCAGGAAAGAATTCTGACGTTAGAATAGATTTACCGTGTCTGGGAGGCATGAATATAGCGAGTCGCTTAATTTCGCCTCTCTCTACCGCCTCTAGCTTCTCGGCTAATTTTTTTATGTGTGGTGGAGTCTTGTACTCCTCCATTTGAAATTGAGCGTATCCAATCAGAGTATTCTTAGCATTTTCTCTGGACTCTATCTCTTTGACTTGCCCAACTAACTTCTGGAGTATCTCAATCTTCTCTTGAGTTGTATCTGGAATTATCATATATATTTTTTTTATACCCCTATAGTATTTTTATTAGGGGTGGGGGTGTTTCCCTATTGGAGTTCAGTGTAGAGAGGCTCATAAAATAAAGGGGTCATTTCTCCCATATAAGCACCCCTGATGTTAAATTCAAAGTATTCTCTAGCTTCCTCTTCATCCATACCATCACGCTCCTGTAGTATGCTTATAATCTTATTTGTGTCATAGAGGAGAACGTCTGCATTGCTGCATCCTCCCGCTGTCCCTATAATAGCTTCATCAAAGCCATCCGCCTTTAGCAAATCATCATACATTCGAATATCATATCTAATTATCTATATTTCACAAGCACATAGTGTCTTAAAGGGAAGGGGGTATGTTTCTGCTATTATGGTATGTCGGTGTGCACTATATGGATGTTAGGGTAATCCAGACAATTGGGGGGTGGGGGGTATTATATTTGCCTATGTCAGAAATCGCACCTATTGTCCTAGTTAAGTATGTTGATATGCATGATAGTATTAATGATAGTTAGTCATGCTGATAACAGTGATGCCTGACACACACTCTCTCATTGTACTCATAATGTAGATTATGCGACAATACAATATGCTGATGAATTAGTAATATGAGAGCGATGCCCCTCCCCTACCCTACTGCCTAGAATTAAATCATAGCAATGCTAATCTGTTGTGCTGATGTGAATGAGTAAGTGCAGACCTAGATATATCTGTTGCTCTCAACCTGTCGGCAAAAGAGTGGCTAACACTGACACACATCACTACATCTAAGTGGCATCTCTAGCCTCATTAAAAGAGGTTTTATTTCTCTTCAGCTAGTCGAATAGGTTGTAAGTCTTGCTAGTCTCTATAGGTGTGATGGATACTCTAGATTGTTTACGACTCTAATCTATCTCTATTTAGGCGTGACAATAATGGTTTGTAAAATGCCCTGAGATATTCACACAGTATATGTGAACTGTATCTCATTGCAGAGATGATGAGATTAAGTACATAGTATTATGTAGGAAAAATATATTTTGTTTTTACTATATAGTAGTATGAGAGAGTAATCTGTAGTTGTTGCTATCTCATTCATTTACAAGACTACATAAAAGGCGAAAATAATAATGTTTAATAAACCATTAAATGAACTCACTCAAGATGAACAAAAGAAAGTAATACTAGAAGAGGTCAACAACTGGATGCAATCTAAGGATGCTCAGAGAATACAAGACCTACAGAGACCAGTGACAATAGTTAAGAGGCATGACTCATCTCATACTTCTTATAGGAAGTTATCATTGGTTGATGCAATAGGTAGAATAGTTTTACTTGATTATGTCTTCTGCGAAAAAAAAGGAAAAGAATTTATAAAGGATTATGACTCAATCAAAAAGGTCAAAACTCTTCTTAACATTCTTAACTAACTTAACTGTACTTTCTGTATTGGGTTGTTGCTTCTTCCAACAATCCATGCAGAGAAATTTATTTAGATACTTGTTTCCAATTGGTGAGTCTTCCTTACTACAAACAGAGCAAGACTTATATCTCTTGAACTGTAGAGCATCTTCTCTTGTTGCAGTCTTATATGTAATCATTTAGTCGTGGCATTCACAGTCATCTAAAATCTTTAAACATAAAACACAAATGTCTATGTCTTCATCTTCCATCAGTGAATGGTGTGGATTTGAAATTCAGCAATAAATTCTATCTGCTCTTCATCAGTTGAAATACAAGTCGGACATTCTGTTCCATCGCAGTCCTGAACATCACAACAATTTACTTCACAGATACATTGGCACTGAGACATTAGTTAAGTTTCTTATCTTCAGCTTGCTGATTAGTTAAATCTAAATTTATAGAATTATAAAGTTCAGCAATATGCTCTTTTAATTTTGCTACATCTGAGGTGTCAACACTTACGTGACCTGAGATGCTAGTTGGATTGCCTTGCAGTAGAGAAGATAGCTTTAAACTTTCTACTCCAACCTTAGTCATGTTTAATAGGTCCTGAACTTTTTCTATATTGTTTCCAATTCCTCCATCGAGTGCCTTGTTAACTTGCTCCAGTGCTTTATTTGCATTCTGAGATAATTTCTCAGCCATCAAAGTTAAGTCTTCAGATTTTTTTTCTATAGTTTTCTCAGTTGCAATTTGATTTGCTTTTAAATCTACAGACTCACATTGTGTCACCCAATCTTCTGCCTTCATGTGTCTGAAGATGGTTGCTAGGGATGGAACTTTCTTTTTGTTTTTGAATTTTATTAATAGTTCAGAATGCAATTTTCTAATACTTCTCTTTGACTTAGGTGTCTGAAAGTACATCTGTTTTATATCCTCACAGGATAAATCTCTAGACCTATTTGTTGGCATGATAATATATAACTACTGTATTTTAGTACTTTTTAATACTAGAACATTCCTAAAACACTTGTATTTCAATGTTATATTAGTGGTTGTAAGTGGTTGTTTATTCATGTTATAGTTCTGTATGAATAAAAATACCCACCTTGCAAATCTGAAAGTTATAATAGGATTTGCCTTATTGTTTATTGCTAGACTAGGAAATGTTAATGCACTTGCAGACCTCCAACATTTAGCGATAAGTAGTATTGGATTGAGTTCAATCAAAATAGCGTACTGCGAATAATCAAGAAAACGCAGTATTACTAATTGAGGCAGTGGGGCAAGATGAACAATAAAAAATTAATTTGTTTATTACTATATAAGTAGCATCTTGTACTGCAATAGGTCGACAAAGACTTAGTCAGCTTCCAAACCTGATTATGTTTCACTTAGATTGAGTTGCAAAA